TCGAGCTGTGACTCGAGCTGTGACCTGAGCTGTGACCCGAGCTGTGACCTGAGCTGTGACCTGAGCTTATCTTGGTCTTTTAATTTTATAAAATTCGACAGAACGCCATAAGCCAAAATGCACATCATTGGAGACGAAAAGAACATGACATCCGGTTCTTTCTCTCCAATCGCCTTGTACATCGCCCGAATAGCTGAAGCCGATCTTTCGTGATTAATCGGACAAGTGCTTCGCCCAACGTTCAACCAGTGCTCAAAAGTCTTTTGGACTTCGGCTTCCTGCTTTTTTGTTAGTTTGGTAATCATGGTTTCAGGTGTTAATCAATCACTCGTCGCTGCATTTCTTGAAAGTAGTCATATTCAACAACTCCACCAACTTCCCAAACACCGGGTTCAATCGTAATTGTTCCATGTTCCTGATGCTTCAAATCGACAGGCTTGGAAACGCTCAGAAGCATCTTCTCCCCAATCTTAATTAATTCAGCATCCTCACAGTTTTCAATGCCGTGAAAGTGTCCCGTAACTTCTCCCTCAGCTAGGACGATGCCACGCTTATCACGCTTCACCTTCTCAGCTTTAGAGATGTCGATTGTTACGCGACGTAAGAGAACATCGCCCTGTTGTAATTGTGTTTTTTGCATAAAATTATCTGATCGCGTAAAGCTTGGTTATTGTTTCGTCTATTTGATGATCGAGGGCATTTTTTTGTTGGGTGATTTTATCCTCAAGGATATTGAGGTTAGCTCTCTGCTTGCGTAAAACGTTCAGCTCGAATTGAAGCAACCCAGCTTCGAGCCTTGCAATTTCACGCTCGTCAATTAGCTCGGCAGCAGGAAAACCATTTTTATCCAGATACCACCATTTGCCGTCGGATTGCTTAACAGGCTTGCCATAATGCTCAGATAAGGCGTTTGCTTCATCCATATAATTGTGAGGCATAAATTAGCTATTATTGAGTTTGGAGAGCTTGGACTCTAAAGCTTTTATGTAGGTGATAATCTTTTGTCGAACGCTCGCGCTTTTATGAACACCAGCTAACACTAACGAGATTTGAGCTTGGGTGACTGAGCAAATCTTTGCCGCATCCTCCTGAGTGATTCCCAGCTCTGTCATCTTCGATTTTATTTCTCTCAAGTTCATTAGGTAATAATTAGGTTATGTCGAAGTTATAACACTGTTTTAAATTCGTCAAGCGTAAAAAACAAAAATAATCACACCTTTTCTTTATTAGACCTAAACCGACCTACTAAAAACGACTCTACTTAACCCATTTAATCGCTAGTGCCTTACCAAACTTTCCCATGTGGCCTTGTGCTGTGATAGCTTCTTCGTGAACGTCTTGAATATAAATTGCGTCTGCTCCGATCTTGGCGGCCTCTTCTTTCATCGAGTTAAATACAGCATCTTGAGAGGCTAAATGAGCACCTTTACCGCTAACGTACCCAATCACTTCGTATTTCCTCGAAGGCTTCTCGAGTAGGATCTGGACCGATTCAGGGCTTGTAGCGGCGTATTGAGTAGTGCTTGTGCGAGTCGCTTCACCTGTAGCACAGCCTGTTAAGATTAAAGCGGTTAAAATCAATGATATGGAGATGATATTTTTCATATTTAGGATTTCTTTTCTATGTAGTTGATAAATTTGTGAATTTCTTCCTCCGAGGCTTTTCCTTCTTTCATGAGCTTTATAATGAGATCCTTTACCGTCTGCTGTTCGCCTCGTTTCCCCCATTGATTACGAATACGGCGAATACTCTCAATGAGAGGCTTCAAGGATTCAATATCTTCCGGGGGCAGCAGGAATGATGTGGTTTTTATGTCAATTTTACCACCCCAAAATTCACCCAGGGAAATCCTTAGTTTTGAGCAGATTCTTTCGGCGGTTCTGTAGTCAATTCTTCTAATATTCTTCTCCCAATTACTTACCGCAACTTGCGAAAATCCGATCAAATCAGAAAACTCGGTCTGATTTAGTTTTAGAGATTTCCTAAGCAACCTAATGGAATTGCCTAGAAGTTTTGGGGGTTCAAACTTCACGTGCCCAATAGTTAAACGGGTTTTTTATTAAATAAAAACCTCAACTACGCTTAATGAAAATCCCGATAGACAACAAATTATCACATCGGGATAATTTTCCCCTTGCTTGTTTTCAGGAAATCCCCTACTCCTAAAAACAGATTCATCCTCAACTGATCCCCCAAGAGACTGACAACACTAACGATGACAAAATAAATAATTTTAAACGGCTGGCCTCCTATTTTTAGGGTTATTTCTTGGCTATTCTATAGCCTAGTGTTGTCACCCTGGGGGAGTAGGAGTCAGCCGTCCTTTTAAAGGAGCAGATGAATCAACCCATCTTTTCGGTAAGCAAAACTAACGAAAATAATTGTCTAAAAAATAAGGGGGAAGCATGAAATCCCCTGCATTTCAATTTTATCCCAAAGACTGGCTCGCTAGTCGCAGCGTCAGGCTGATGACCGATCAACAAAGGGGGTGGTACATTCAACTTCTTTGCGAAGCATGGGAAAGTGAGGTTCAAGGAACTCTCCCAAATGACCCTAAAATCCTATGGAAACTTGCTGGTGCGGCAAGTGAACAGGTGTTCAACGCCTGTTCAACGCCTGTTCTACAGATGTTCAGAATTAGTGGTGACCAACTCATCCATGATCGCCTTGTTAGGGAGATAGTGAAACAGAAGGTTTGGAGCGAGCATTGCTCTAATGCTGGTAAGCTATCGGCAGAAAAACGTAGGCAAGCTATTAAGGATCAACACCTTAACAGAGGCAACACCTGTTCAAATTCGGTTGAACCGAAATCAAACCGAACGGTTGAACCGAAATCCAACATTGCAGTTTGCAGTTTGCAGTTTGCTTCTTCTACCCCATATAAGAAGCGGCTGAATCTTTTATTCAAAAGAAGGGATTCAACAGAATGGTCATCAAAAGAACAAAAAGTTCTGAACGATCTCACGAAGCGTCCTGAGTTTGAATCAGAGCTTTCCGAAATTGAAAAGCGTTACACTTCCGGAGCTGCTTACCTTCGTCAAGACATCCAGACGCTTTTGAACAACTGGTCTGGTGAGCTTGACCGCGCTCGCAATCAATCTAATGGCAATGCCGTTAAGCCTCCCCTTCTTCGCCCAAGTTTTTCAGATCTGCAAGCAAAGGGGGCTGCATGAAATATTCAGCCATAGAAGCAGAAAGAGCCGTACTTTCCTCAATCTTAATGGATTCTCGTGGCGACTGCATGGAGAGAGCGAATTGCCTGCAACCCTCAGACTTCACAGCTCGATCACATCAAATCGTTTTCGATTCATGCAAGAGGCTGTTTGATGATGGTAAGGCAGTTGACACCGTGACCGTAGTTCAAAACCTTACGGTTCTTGGAAGAATTAAAGAAATCGATGGTGCTTACTTCGTTCATAAGCTCGCAACAGAATTTTCAATCCCTGGAAATCTTGAGCATTACATCGAAGAAATTAAGGAACGAGCGAGACTTTTTAGATTAAATGAAATTGCTTCAAAGATTCAAACGCGAAGCGAATCTTGTGATTCGGTTGTTGAGTTGGTTTCAGAAATAGAAAAAGACATTTACGATCTTCAGAAGAATCAAAAAAATGACAATGCTTCAGTCTCAGCTTCTGAGGAGCTAAATCGACAGATTGAAAATTATCGAAATCATTCTTTTGGAATTTCAACAGGCATTCCATCTTTTGACTCAGTTTTTGGAGGTCTACAAAAAGGCCAATATTACGCAATAGGAGGACGGCCAAGTGCAGGAAAGACGGCACTCGCAGATCAAGTGACGCTTCATCAACTTAAAAACGGGCGTCCGGTGCTCTACATCGCGCTTGAAGCATCAACTGAACGCGTATTCACAAAGATAGCCTGTAAGCATGCTGGATTAATTTTTACACGGTTTGCTCGCAGAGAAATGAATGACTCAGAGCTTAAATCTTTAAGTAAAGCGTCTGAGTTTATTAAAAACTCCCCTCTAATTCTTCAACGTCCTTACGGCATAACCGCGAGCGATATTCGCTCAACGATAAGGCGAGAGCATCGCAATAGCGGTATTGAACTGGTGGTCATAGATTATCTTCAGAAAGTAACAATTCCATCCCGAATGGACGAGAGGCGCGGAGTGTCTGAAGCCTCCCAACAGGTGCAACAAGCTTGCCTTGACACGGGAGTTCCCGCCCTCGTCCTAGTTCAACTTAATCGTGAAGGTGAAACTTCTTCACGTCCTTCGATGCGTAACATCAAGGAGAGTGGTCAGATTGAACAAGACGCTGACAATATTTGCCTGCTATGGCCAGAGGTTGACCCGTTCACCGTCGATCCTGCCGACATGCTGCCTGTCATGCTTTCAATCGAAAAGAACAAAGATGGAATGAGGGGCATCGATCAACGGCTTTACTTCGATAGACCGCAAATGATTTTTAGAGAAAGGAAATAACTTTTATGATCCAACGCCGTCATCCCATCAAACGACGAGCCATAAAGCGCAAGAGTGCAAAATGGAGGCCGATTAGAAAAGTTAGCAAGCGTCGATCAATAGAACTTTCGATCTATCGAAAAATAAGAACCCAATATCTCGAAACCCATAAATTCTGCGAAGTATGCAAAGTATCCGAATCCCAACAAATTCACCACCTGAAAGGCCGTCTTGGCTCCCTCCTGTCAAACCCAGCGTACTTTATCGCAGTTTGTTGGACGTGCCATTCCACCATACATCAAAATCCGATAACTGCACGAAATCAAAACCTGATGTTGGATCGTCTGGCATGAAACGCAATTCACCTGAACACCGCGAGTTATGTCGTAAAAAAATAGAGGAGCGTGATCGTCGGCTTATGCAATCAGGATTCTACGGCTTTTCAAATCGAACGCTTCATGTAATTGAGCGCATGGGATTGAAAAACATAGACGAGCTTAAACGTGTCGTTGAAGATAAGTCGATCTTGAGTCAACCCGGCTTCGGCCTGAAGTGTTACGTTGAAGTTTGGTCACACTTCAACTTACCCATGCTGAGAAACCTTAAGACGCGTCCTAAGTTTTGCCCTCACTGTAGCCGTAACATCTACGAACTATGAGCCTCAATTTACTCCTCACCATAATCCTCGTCATCCTATGCCTCGGAGTCTTTTTCGTCCTCTGCTGGTTGGCTAGGCTAACCCATGAACTCCAAGTTGGTTCACGTCAAACTGAAGATTTACGAAAGCAAAGAAATGAAACCAATCTTAAATAAAATAACCTCCTTTCTGATGTGTGTTGCGGTAGTCATAGCCGCAATTCCAGCCTTCATCCTCGTCCTTTGTTGGATGCCGATAGGATGGATTTACGACTTCTTTAAAAAGATTTATGTCGAAAATCGAAGAAAGAGTTAAAAAGTACGCTGCAAGCGAGGCCGTCAAAGCCTTGAACCCTGGTTACTACCAGAATACTCACCAATCGCTCACAAATGGCCTAGGAACGATTGGAGCGACAAGAGCTACATCCAACACAGAAAAGCCCGTCATATCCAATCCTCAAGCGATTACACAGCCTTTAAACCTATCAATAACTCCTTCAACTGACGAACAAAGACTTAATAAGCTCGAAAAACGCTTCCTAACTTACCTTCGACAGTATTCCGGATATACAATTTGGATACAAGCTTTTACCTTCAAACTTGGGGATGATTGTCGTTATTCACCTGACTTCGTAGTTTTAGACGAAACTGGTAAGCTTACAGCCTACGAAACCAAGGGATTCTTCCGTGATGACGCAAAGGTTAAAATTAAGGTAGCAGCTCGCATGTTTCGATGTATCAAGTTCACGGTCGTTACAGAACCCAGGGGAGGTTTTCCTAAGTTCCATTTTCACCCGATAAACCCATGACTGTAACAATCTTACTCTGTCTGATTCTAATCGTTATCATCATCATAACCCTTGACGATAACCGCATTTAGAAAATTTTTTTTTTGGAAAATATTTAGTTTTACGAATTATATGTTTCTGGGGTTATTTGGCAAGTAATGGCTCCCATACCATCTACAAAACTCAATCCTTTATGGTGGGAAGTATTTGTAACCGAGTATCTTAAAAATGGTCAGAATGCTTCTGCTGCATATCGAATTGCAAAGCCTCACGTTAAACAACAAACAGCCGAGGTTGATTCTACTAAGTTACTAAGAAATCCTAAGTTTGTCGCTTTTTTAAACGGTGTTCAGTCAAAACTAGCTGCTAAGTTTGAGATGTCACGCGAGCGCTGGCTTCAACTGATTGCTGACTGTGCTGAGTTTGATATCAGAGATTATCTCAAGCTTGAGTCAGGTAGCGGCGACGTTCAGCTTGTTGATGACTGGAAAGAAAAGTCAAATGGTCACGCGATTGCTGAGGTTCAATTCAGTACAACCACTCTCGAGAGTGGAGCTGTAGTTCAACGGGTAAAGTTGACAAGAGAAAGTAAGTTAAAGGCGTTGGATATGATAGGTCGCGCTCTTGGATATGTAACTGACTCAGTTGAGCACAAACATTCAGGCTCGCTTGCTGTAACCTTCTCAGATGAGACGCAAGATGAGATAGCGCGAGATTTTGACCGGCTTAGGTCTGAGCATCCCATTTTCAAAGGAGTGTTGCCTAATGGCTGATAACCGTCATTTACGCGCTACACCGCTCGGCATTGCTAAGATGCTGGGCATTGATCTTTATCAAAAGCAAAAGGATACGCTTGCAGATTGTATGATCCCTGGTCAAGTCGCTTTGTGCGCGGCTAACGAGGCCGGTAAGACGACGAGAATAGCCGTTCCTTTAGTCCTATGGTTCTTCCTGGCGTTCCCGAGGGGTAAGGCGGTACTTACTTCAGGCTCTTGGAATCAGATCAAAACACAGCTCTTCCCTGCCATCTTAAAGCATGCTGACAAGTTTGAAGGGTGGACGTTTAACCAAACCGACTTCGTAACTCGTAAGGGTGGTCAATGTGTAGCTTTCTCAACTAACGAGCCGGGTAAGTTTGAGGGTCATCATGAGGACGGCAAGGACAGTCCATTACTGATGATCTTAGATGAAGCCAAGTCGATTGATGACGGTATTTACCAAGCCGTTGAGCGTTGCAGACCGACTTACTTGCTCATTATGTCATCATCAGGATTAGCGCGAGGCTTCTTTTACAATGCATTTACAAAAGATGCTAAGTTTTGGCGTCGGCACACGATCTTAGCCAAGGATTGCCCTCATATCTCTAAAGATAAGATTGACAGACAGATAGAGAAATGGGGCGAGAATCATCCTCTTATCCGTTCGATGCTGCATTGTGAGTTTGTTGATTCGGCTGACGGACAAACGGTCATGATCCCTCTTAGCTTATGGAATCAGGCGCTTAGTCACAGACCTTTGTTTCAGTATAGCGAAACAGTTGCTTTCATGGACTTTGCAGCCGGAGGCGACGAGAACACGCTCTACATTCGCAAGGGTAATCAGATGCTTCCTATCGCAGCCTGGCGCGAGAAAGACACAATGTCAGCCGTAGGTCGTTTCATTATTCATCTTAATAAGTGCCGTAAAGAGCATGGCTTGATGCCTGGGGGCTTATTTGGTGACGGATCGGGCTTAGGTAAGCCAATGTGTGATCGCTTAGCAGAGGCAGGTTGGGAAGTGAATATGGTTAATAACGGAGCTTCTGCTAATGACTCAGAACATTTTGCTAATCGTGCCGCCGAAATGTGGCATGAGACAAAGCTATTACTTGAACGTGGTCAGCTTATCATTCAAGACGATCCTGAGTTGATGTCTCAGCTTACCTCACGACATTTTAGCTTAGATTCAAAGGGACGAATCAAGCTTGAATCAAAGGAAGATTTACGGGCTCGAGGCTTACCCTCTCCTGATCGTGCTGACGCCTTCATTGGGGCTGCTGTAAGTCATCCTATTAGACCATTTAACTATCTCAAGGGAGAATCGCCTTGGGAAGAGCCATCGCTTGAAGAAGAAACACCTGCCGGGTCAATACCTGGTGCTTACGCTGGAATGTAAACCATGAAAAAACTAATCGTATTACTAACAATCTTAACCTTCTGCTTCACGCTTTATGCGGAACTCGAGACGATTACAGTCCCAGCGAGTACAAATAGCGTAGCAACTCTAACTCTCGATGCTCGCAAGGGAACTACTGTTCCATTGCCTCAAGTTGGTTTATCTGATGTAAGAATAACCGCTTCAGCTCCTAGCGTGGCTGGTAATACTAATGGCAACTTAGTTATTTATCTTGAGCGCGGTCAATCAAAGACCGGTCCTTGGGATGATTACAGTCAGTCGAATATCAAGGTTACAGTCTCGGGATTAGGTGCTGCTACTAATTCTAATTCAGGGCGCTTCAATCTAACAGGCATTCAATGGATCAGGGTAGGTGCTTACTCTAATTCGACAGCCGGTACTTATACAAATCCCGTAATAACAATCACTTATCCTCAACCAGCTTCACATCAATGAAGAAATATATACTTTTTGCATTTGCTTTAGCTTTAGTAGGTTTGGTTAGAGCTGAGACTATTCAAGAGATTCAAACCATTGACGGAGAAACGGCAAATCGCCTTCAAACTATCCTAGAAAGTAACAGCGGTGGAGGCTCCGCTTCAACTAATGGAGCTAACCAAGCTTGGTCTGGAACTAACACGTTCAACGGTCCGACTTCCTTAACAAATACGACGATTAATGGTGTTCTCACTATTAATAACTCTACTAACTACATTTACAAAGGTGCTCTAGTTCTTGGAACGAATAGCACAACTGCGCTTCTCCTCAATTATGATTTCATGATTGATCAGAGAGCAGGTGTGGCTAAGGGGTATGCTCAGGCTGGACTTTACGGCAAAACCTCGCAAGGAGCTTATCTCTTTGTTGGCGGTCCAACGGAAGCTAATAGCGTAGTCATTCAGTGTGAGGGTGGAAACATTGGACAGGTATTCAACAATAGCTCTGTCGGAGTGTTGAATGTTGGAACAAGCAAAGCTGGCGGTAGCACTGTTATTTTCAATGGTGCTGTGGCTGCTGAAAGATTTAAAGCAACAGCATCAGGAGGAGCGATTGGTCCCAACGGAGTCGCGCTTACAAATGTTGTTAGCGCAACCATTGTAGCTGATCCTCCTTCGCTTAATACTTTAACGGGATTCACAACGAACTTCGTTTGTACGGGCGCAATCGCCGGAAGCCCTGTAATTGTAAGTTCTGATTACATTACGAATGGGATCATGTATAGCGGTTACTGCCTTACTAACGGATCTATTTGGGTTGATTTCAGGAATGTATCAGCAGGAACGATTGATACGGCCTCGCAAACCCTTCGAGCAATTCAATTCGGAGTTCAACCATGAAAAAATACCTAATCTTATTTTTATTCCCAATCTCGTTATTTGCCACTTCTGACGCAACAGACGTTCATGCTGTTCGCGTCCCTGACGCAAAAGGAAATTTGCATAATGCCGGTGATATTCGGGATGTTGTTAAGAACTATGCTTCTTTAAAGACTGAAATCCTAGCTGATGCCAAGGCGAAGATTGAAGCGCGGATTGTAGGGTCAAAACCTACGGACGAACTCGCGTCAATGAAAACTGAGATTGACATGATTGAATCCGCTGGGGGTACGGTCGATTCGACAAAGAAAAGCTTAGTGACTAACTCAGTAACGATTGAAACCCAAAAGAAGGCCGATAAAGCGGCTGAATCAGCAGGAAAATAATATGCCTAATCGATCAAATTATCCTTCATGTATTTTATCTCTAATAGGTGACATTGGAGTCACTGTTACTGATATTATTGTTTCAAAGTGGGCTGATCAATCTGGATCAGGAAATGACGCGGTTGCGTTTGTTGAGAACTCGGGTCCTATAATTCCTTCTCAGACCCTCAATAATCGTCAAATCCTTCAGATCCAAGGACCACTTAAAGTTCCTTTAACATCCAGCCCTGAATACACGTTCTTTTCAGCTGTGATGCTTAGGTCTGCAAAGACTGAAGGAGATGTGTTTTTAGGGTCGAATAACTCAACAGGATCAAGCCTGGCCTTAGCCTGTGGATCTGCAGCAGATTACGGAGCTGGCTGGACCGGACCTACTCGCAATATTAATCTAGGCAATTCAGACTTCATTTCAGTCGGACCTTTCAAGCTTTTATCCTACGTCAAAAAACCTTCAGGAATTGAGATTTATTGTAATGGTCAGTTCATTCGATTCGTTGCAGATACCTCAGTATTTAATTACTATGGTGATCATAATTGGGTGATTGGAAGAGAGTGCGAAGGAACAGATTCTTATTACTTCCAAGGCTCAATGGCTGAATTAATGATTTGCGAGGACGCTCTAAACAACGGTCAACGCAAGAAGATTGAAAGAGAAATAATGGCTTATTGGGGATTATGATTTATGAGCATAGAAACCAAGGTAGATAAAATCCTAGAAGATGTTGGAGATCTAAAAACATCTAACGCGGAAATTAAAAAGGATTTAGCTACTAACTCAAGAGACATTCAGGAGTTGCGTTCTGACTTGTGGGGTTCTGGTGACATAAAAAAAAAGTCGAGTACCATGAAAACGCAATTAAGTTTATTGTTTGGATTGGTGCAACACTAGGAAGCGCGGCACTTTTAGCATTATTTAACTCAATCTATCACGTTATAGGTAAATGAAAAATGTCACACGAATGGAAACGCTCTTTAAAGATTGCTTGCTTCGTTTTATTGGGTCACGCGCTAGCCTTTGTGATGGCATGGCTTTATTGGGAATCGCTTAGATGAATGAAAGGTAATAAATGAATCCTATTCTTAAAAGTATCGTAACAAGATTACTTGGGACAGTTATCAGACACGGCTTATCGGCTTTGGGATTATGGCTCGCAGCTAAAGGAGCTGGAACGTTCGATGCTAATGCTCAGTCTAACGTGGCTGAATTGATCATCGGTGGCATTTGCGTTTTAGTTACGGCTGGTTGGTCTTATTACAAGTCGCACAACAATGATAAGAAGATTGAAGGGTTAGAAAAGATTGCTTCGGCTTTCTCAACGTTGGGAAAGCAGGAAAGTCCTCCACCTTCGATCAATCCGCTACCATTGATAGCAGTGATGTTTTTTTCTGCATTCGTAGCCGGGGCAACGACAAGTTGCGCTGTGGTTGGAGGATTTGACCAAAATTCTTATGACTCAGGAATGGCGCTTAAGAGTGAGAGCGCAGCTTTGATTGCTCATGCTGGCGAGCCTGCAAGTGATTACAAGCAACAGATCCAAGCTTTGACTGTGAAGCTAGACGCACAGCTTGCTTATCAAAACGGAAAGGGTAAGACGAATTTAATTAGTGCGAAACAGTGGGATATTCTCATATCTCCTGAGCACGATTTATTAGGAAAGCTATTACTTGATTGGGTTGAAGGGAAAAACTTTTCGGATGAGTATCTATTAGAGAAAAGACAGCAGATCTCTGACGCGTGGGATCAGATTCTAAAATTAGAAGGGGCTAAGAAACGATGAGCTTTGATATTAATGGAATTTTTAAAGATTTGGAGAGTGGAGCGATTGACGCGGCTCGTGATGTTGCAATTAACGAGCTAAAGATTGCTGCTCATGATGCTATCGACTTTGTTAGCGCTGCTTTACCTGCTTTAGGTCGTTATCTCAACTTATTGGTTGACGGTAAAATATCTGAGGACGAGTTCAAGAGCCTTGTTTACGGCTTGAGAGACTTAGCTGAATTGAACGGCTTAACGCAAGCCGGGTTGACAGCTATTCAGATTGATCAGACTAAGAACGCTATTCTTAAGACTGTTACTTCGATTGCTTTGGGTGCGATTAGTAAGATTACTTAACAAAGGAAACATGAGTTAAATAAACGATTTTTAAACCTGAGAGCCTAATTACCTCTCGGGTCACATAGCTAGTCCTTACTAGCGATTAAAGGCCAACTTTAAGGGGTTGGATGCCAACTGTGCATCTAACCCCTTTTTGTTTGGTCACGAGAGACAATGGCAGATAAAAATTTATATCAAGAGATTACGCAAGTTATCGCAGGCCGCTCTTCATGGGAGACGCGGCAGACTCTTTTCTACGAGATGAGGCATAACGGTTTGCGCCGAAAGCGTCTGCCTTTCCCTGGCGCAGCCGATCTTCATTATCCGTTGGCCGACTCAATCATAGAGAAGCATAAACCGTTCTATTATCAGATCATGTTCGGCCAGGATTTGCTGGCGATGTTTACGTCACTTTCGATGAATCAACAAGTGGACTCTTCAGGTTGCGCTCATTGGTTTGATTACAAAATGAAGCAGAAGTCTAACATTGAGATGGAAATACTTGTGGTTATCGACTTCATGCTGATGTGCGGTCGATCAATCATTAAGTCGGTTTACGATAAATCGGCTGGCAAGTTAAGGCATAGTGGCATTGACCCAATCTTCTTCATCGTTCCAGCTTACACCGAGGATCTTAGCGAGGCTGACTTTATGACGGAGGTCAAGCAGATGTCTGTCGAGCAGTATAAGCGTCAGAACGGTAACTGGAACAAGAATGAAGATTACATCAAGAGCATTACAGGACCCGGCGCTTATACAGAAGAGAAGATGCAGACTAAGGCCAGGCGTGAGGGAATTAATATACCTCTTGACGAGAATCAGTTGATAATTTGGGAGACTTACGAGAACACGCCTGAAGGTTGGATGGTTCATTGGTTTTCACCTGCTAAACCAGATCAACCAGCTAGGCAAAGTCAAAAGCTTGTAGAACCTTATAAAGCTCCTCCTTACACCGATTTCTTCACAGAGGTTAAGGACAAGGGATGGTACTCGCCTCGAGGGATGCCTGAGATCGTCGCTATGTTTGAGGCTTACTTGACCAAGATGCTTAATGAGTCAGCCGATTACATGACTTTCGTTAATCGTCCTATTTACACGTCTGATAACACGATTACGAACATGCAGAACTATAAACTGACACCGGGTCAGTATGTTCCTAATGGGTTGAGACAAGTTCAGCAGTCGGCTGCTCCGATGTCGTTTGAGATGCAGGAACAGAAGATGCGGTCAATCGCTGAATATCGCGTTGGCATGCCTGACTTTGGAATGGGTCAACAACCTGGATCAAATAACGAGAAGCCTACAGCGACTGAAGTTAACGCGATTACTCAGTTAATGGGTCAAACGGTTGACTTGCGAGTGAGATTATTCAGGAAAAGTTTGTCTGAGTTATTTAAGAAGGATTGGGATCTGCTTAAGTATTACGAGAAAGATTCGCTCGAGTATTTCCAAAAGAAAGAGATGAAGAAGTTAGACGAGAATCTATTGGGCATTGATTATCAGATTGAGCCAACGGGAAGCGTCGATAACATGAGCCGCGCTTTCGTCATGCAGAAGGCTGTCAATCGTCGCTCAATGTTCCAAGGAGTACCGTGGATCAATCAGAAGGAGTTAGATAAGAGCGTTCTTGAAGCTGACGATCCTCGTCTTGTTGATCGACTGTTTATCGATCCTAACGAGGTTAGTAACGAACAGGCTGAAGAGCAAGCCGATGAGCTTTCTAATATGAAGCTCGGTTTCCCTGTTCCTCTATCAGCTAACGATGATGATTTCATTCATTTGATGACGGTAATTCAGTTTATCCAGAGCCGCATGGCTAAGGAAGAAATTTTAGAGCCTCAGTTTGCAACTCTCATTCTTGCTCACGGTCAAGCGCATCAACAAAGACTCATGGAGAATCCTGAAGGTAGGAAGAAACTTAAGGGTATTAATGAAGGCGTGTTAGGCGCGGTAATTGGTTACTTGCAAGCCATGGTTCATGAAGGACAACCGCAAGCACCACAAATGCCAGCTCCTACCGGTCCTGCAACGCCTTCCCCTGCTCCTCAAGCGCCTAATCCTATGGAGGTTGCTGTATGAAGATTAGACGTTTTCTAAAGGCGTTCTTAGCGTTTTACAAGGGTTACTCCCCTTCTTCTCCTGTTAATTGGGATAAGGCCGAGATAGAGGCTCTCGCCGACTTTATTAATAGTCCTGTAGGTCAAAAGCTTAAGAATAGCCTGATTCTCGAGAGTTACGAGCAAGACAGGTTAGCAACGCTTGAACGCGCTAATAACACGCAATGGATGTGCGGAGTAGCTACGGGCTTTCGCATGGCCTTACTCAAGATAGACGAATTTACGGTAGTCCCTGCCGAATCAGTGGACGAATACGAAACGCTTGCCGGGTTACCTGCCGTCAATCGTTTCGATCAAAATAACAGGTAATTGAAGGATATATGAACGAACAACAACCGCAACTAGACGAGATTGGGGCAGCGTTGCTGAAAGCTGGTGGAGCCGTAGATAGCGGAGCGCCTGACGCAGCAATCGAATTGCCTAGCCTTGACAAAAAAGATGCACCCAAGGCGGCATCAGCTCCGAAGGTTGAGGATAAACCAACGGTTCAGGATCTTCCTCCGGATGGAGATAAGAAACCTGAAGTTCAGAAAGTTGAATCTGACAAGTCGGAAATCAAAACACAGACTGAGAAACAGACTGAGGTTAAAGATGATCCCAACGAATCGAAGTACGTCAAAGCTAAGAAAGACGCGGAACGAAAAGACAAGTCTTGGAAAGCTTTGGAACAAGAGAAGGCTGAGATTCGCAAGAAAGCTGAAGAAATTGAGGCTCGCGCTAAAGCTCTTGAAGAAGAGAAAGCCAAGCTTCAAAAGCCTGCGGAAGATCGCTCTGAGGTCTTACTCGAAACTGCTAAGAAATACGATGAAGCGGCGAAAGAGTTTGAGAGCAAAGGAAGAGACGATCTAGCTGAAGCATGCAAAGCAAAGGCTAAGGCTTGCAGGGAACTCATAGAAAAAAATAAGACTGAAGCACTCGCATCTAAACAAAAAGAGTTTAATGCGCGATGGGATAAGCACGTAGAAGTATTAACCAAGGAAAATCCTGAGTTAGCAGACGCTAAGAGCGAACTGTATCAGGATGTTGAGAAAGTCTTAAGAGATAGGTCTGTACTTACAACTTATCCCGATGGCATTCGGGATGCGGTTCAGTTGTCTAAGTTACGTCTCGAGCACAAGAAGTTCAGTGTTTTGGTCCCCGACTTGCAGAAGCAATTAACTGAAGCAAAAGCAAAAATCACGGAATTAGAAAAGAGCACACAAATTCCAACTGCCGGAGCTTCTTCAAGAGGTAGGGCTTCTCGTCCATTCAATGAAATGTCGAAGGGTGAGCAAGAACAATATCTCAAATCTGAGGCGATGGCGTTGGACGAATCTTAACTGATTCCGACAACTAAAAAAAGTTAATGAGTAATAATACAACATCAACATTATCAGGGCAGTACCAAACGTACTTCTCGAGGCAACTATTGGATTATGCAATCCAAGAACTGCACTTGAACGAGTACGCTGTAGAGGCTGACTTACCTAAGAATGTTGGCTCTAAAAAAGTCACATTTACACGGTTTGGAGCCGGTAGTTCATCGAACGTTCAAACCCTTGTTGAAGGTGATACGCCAGCAACAACTCGTGATCTTTCTATCACGACTATTGAGGCGACACTCACTCAACTCGGAGAAATCGCAGTAATTACAGATCTTCTGTCAATGACAGAGCTCTTTAATGCGCTGTCTCAAGCAGTCAAAACGATGGGAGAAGATGCAGCTCTTAAGGCTGACGATGTTTCCCGTAACGCTTTGATTACTGATGGAACAGTGAGATATGCACAAGCAAACACGAACTTTACTGATCTCGGCGCTGCTGCTGCCGGAGCGGCTAAGTTCATCTCAACCGATCCTCTCGACATTGCAACCCGATTGAAAATCAATCGCGCTAAGATGTGGGACGGCGGTTATCCGTTCATCGTTCCTCCTCATGTCTCTCGAGACGTGCAGAATGACGATAACTGGATCTGGGCTGATCGCTATGCAGGATCTAAGAAGATCTTCAAGGGCGAGCTCGGAATGCTTAACGGCGTTCGATACATCGAAGCAACCAATCCGTTCATTGAACTAGCTACTGAAGGAACCTATGACTCAACAGGAGCCATTTACTCCTCGATCATGCTGGGCAAGGGCGCGTTTGGTGTACCTAAACTTTCGGGAGATTCTCCTGCAAGTCCTAAAGTGCTTATCACGCCTAACACACCATCGGATTCCGATCCTTTGGCACAACGACGTAAAGCAGGTTGGAAAGCGTTCTACACGGCTAAAGTGCTCAATGCAGCATTCTTCCGTGTGTACAAATCCAAGTCTGCATTTAACACCACTATCAACGCTTAACGACTAAGGAGTAATCACTATGAAAAAACTTAATCTGTTTGGCTTTGTGATGTTCGCGCTTGTTGCAGTTGCCGGAGTTATCTGGGCTGCTGAGGCAACAACATCGAAATACACATCAGGAACTACGTCGGCAGTTGTTCTGTATGACAACGTTCCTGATAAAGGGTGGACTGTTAAAGCTGTAAACGCGAACTCTGACTTGGCTACAGCGCGGCTGACCTTCCAAGGTCGCGGCGTTGATAACCCGATCATGAAAGTAACGTCGAATGCCTTGTCAACCGCAACGATTATTCACTTATCCCAAACTACAGGGATTTTGACGAATAATCTTATCTACTTTAAACCTACGAGTTTATCTCCTGGGTTTATGTGTACGGCAGCGTTGATCAGCGCATCAGCGGTTACACTTCAAGCTCCTGGAATTAGCACAAACCTAGCTTCAGGTGACTTTGCTTGTGAAATCGTAACTCTTAACACTTACCCTATTGGAGCTACTAACACTAGCCCTCTAGCAGTTGCAGGAGAAGGATTAGTCCAAACTCA